TTTCGGTGCCGTCGTTGGTGCTGGCGCAGATCTTGGCATCGTGAGCGACAGCGCGGCCTGCGCGGTCGTGCATCGGGTCGACGGGGTCTATCGCTTCGCAGCGAGCATCGAGGAGATGCCGACCAAGAGCGATCCGCTGAAGCTACGGGTACTCGGAGAGAAGTTTTCGAAGTTCCTGATCGCTCACCAGAAGAGCTACGCGCTCGCCGACCAACACGAGTTCGAGGCCGGCAAAGAGAACATGGAGCCCCACGGGTGCACGCTCGAGGCGGTACCGGGGGGCAACCAAGGCAAGTTCGACGTTTTCACGGCAGCGCGAGACTTGTTCCGCGAGGGGCTGGTCGCGATTCCGGCTTCCGAAGAGAAGCTCATCCTGCAGCTACGCGAGGTGATGAGCAAGCCGGTCGCCGGTGGGTCTTTGAGGATCTGGAGCCCACGCAAAGCGAGCGGGCACGGCGACCTGGCAGACGCTTTCATTCGTGCACTTTGGGACGCGATCCACACCGGCGATGCGCCGGCGGTGAAGCGCAGCAGTTCGACCTCCCGGTGGGGCGCAAACACGAGATCACGAGGGTTCTAACCCATGAGCGAATGGGACCGATTCAAGCTGTCCCGCGGGCTCTGGCTGGCCGACCCTGAAGACGAACAGCGAAAGCGAGCGCCGAGGGCAACGACGAGACGCATCGTTGGCGACATCCCGCTGAGCGCGCAACTGAGGCGCATCGGGGGAGGACTCACCCCGCAGCGGGTGACGGAAATCCTTCGAAACGCCGACACGGGACGAATCTACGAACTCGTCGACCTAGCGAACGAGTCCCGGCAGAAGGACACCGACCTGCATGCGCTCCTCGCCGTGCGAGAGGACATGCTGGCGGGGCTCCCGTGGCAGGTCACCGAGCCGCCGGAAGCGACCCCGGACGAGAAGCGCGCGACCGAATTCGTGCGCGACGCGCTACAGTCGCTCGACGACGACAGCGGCGACGATTCCGAGGTGCTCGGTTTCACCGGCCTGATCGAGCACCTGCAAATCGCGAACTACCACGGTTTCTCCGCAGCCGAGCTCCAGTGGCGGCGCGATGGGCGCTACCTCGTTCCTGCGCGTGTTTGGCCGATTGCCCATCGACGCTTCGCGTTTCGGGACCGTGACGGCCGACTCGTTCAGAACGACGAGTTCGCCGTCGGGAAGCAGCAAGAACTCGACCTGCTGCGCGACTTCCCGCTCGGCAACTTCATCCAACACCAGCCGCGGATCCTCGGAGACATCAAGGCGCGCGAGGGGCTTTCCAGGTTACTGGTCTGGTCGGCGCTCTTTCGCAACTGGGACCTGAAAGACTGGCTGCTGCTCGCCGAGATCGGCTGGAAGCCGTGGCGGCGCGGCACCTACAAGAAGAACGCCGGCAAGGACGAGATCGACGACCTGATCGCGATGCTCGAGGAGATGAGCGCCTCCGCGGTCGCCGCTTACTCCGAAGACATCACGGTCAACGTGGACTGGCCGAAGAATTCGAGCCAGGGCAACAGCAACCACAAGGAGCTCCACTCCTACCTGGGCAAGGGGATGGCCAAGGCCATCCTAGGCGCGACCGACATCATCGAGTCGGACGACACCGGGGCGCGGGCGGCCACGCAAGAGCGCGGTAAACGCGTCCAGGAGAAGCTCGAAAAGGACGCGCGCTCTCAGTCGCGGACCATCCGCTCGCAACTCGTTCGCCCGCTCGTTCGCTACAACCCGTTTCCGTCAGGGATTCGCATTCCAGGATTTTCGTTCGCGACGCGCAATGCCGTCGACCTGAAGTCCTTCAGCGAGTCCGTCAAGAACCTGAACGAGGCAGGTGTCCCGCTGTCGAAGTCGTGGATCTACGACGAGATCGGTGGAGGCAAACCCGAAGACGATGCGACTACAGACGCTGACCAACCTCCCGCTGATGGCTAAGTCGGGGCTGCGATTCCGGGCGAGCGAACGCCCCCGGGACCCGCGGGCACTGACCGATGAGATCTTCACGGCGCTCACGCCTGAGAACCGCGCGAAAGCGGGCTTCTGGGGCTGGGACACCAAGCTCGAAGGCGACGTCCTCGAGATCCGGATCTACGACGTGATCGGCTCCGGCTGGTTCGGGGGCGTCGGAGCCGACGAGATCGCCCGGAAGCTCGAGGAGTTTCCCGACGCGAAGAGCATTCGGCTGCGCATCAATTCACCGGGCGGTGACGCCTTCGACGGTGTTGCCATCATGAACCTGCTTCGTCAGCACAAGGCTGACGTCGAGGCCTTCGTCGACGGGTATGCGGCCTCTGCCGCCACCATCATCGCAATGGCGGCCGACACCGTCCACATGGGCACGGCGTCGATGTTCATGATCCACGAGCCGTGGACGTGCTCCTATGGCAATGCCGGCGACTTGCGTTCGACCGCCGACTTCCTCGACAAGCTCAACGACGGGATCGTCGACCTCTACAAGAACCGTTCCGGGCTGAGCGAAGAGCGCGTCCGAGAGATGCTCGAGGCCGAGACGTGGATGTCGGCGCAAGAGACGGTGGACAACGGTTTCGCCGACGACGTCGTCGAAGCGGAGAAGCCGGAAGATCGAGCATCCAACAAGAACCCAGCGGCACCCGTAGCCGCATTCTCGCCGCAGCTGGTGATCGCCGCGCTGCAAGCATTCGCCGCGGTGAGCGGCTCACGACCCAAGGAAAACACCATGGACCCGAAGAACGACCCGAAGCCCCAGGCAGCCGACGTCGAGGCGCTGAAAGCGCGCAACACCACGCTCGAGGCACAGAACACCGAGCTCACGACGAGCAACACCCAGCTCCGCGAGGAACTGCGCGAAGCGCGCACCGAGGCGCACAACGCCAAGGCGGACCTCGTGAAGGCGCAAGCCGACCTGACCGAGCTGACCAAGAAGACGAACGACCTCGAAGACCGCGTGGTCAAGCAAGAGGTCGAGGCTCTGGTGGGTGACAAAATCGCCGCCAACGAGGTCGAGGACTTCGTCAGCCTCGCCAAGGCGAACCGGCCTCTCTTCGAGAGCATGCTGGAGAAGCGCACGAGCCTGCAGCTGACCGAGCGCAAGATCGACGGCGAGCCCAAGCCGGCGGCGGCACGGAAGGCCACCACCGGCGACGCATCGGCCGAGTTCGCCTCGCTGTGAGCTGAGGCCGAGATCCAACCCACCAGAAGGAAATCACCAAGATGGCTACCACTGCACTTCGAAAGACCGACTTCGCCACGATCATGCGCTTCACCGTCGCATCGGGGCAGACCGCGACCAAGGGCAAACCGGTGCTGCTCTCCGGCAGCGACGACGAGATCGATGACGCGGGCGCAGACAGCGACCTAGCGGTCGGCATCGCGCTCGAGACCAAGGCCGCCGGCAAAGAATGCGACGTGTACCTGTTCGGGCCCGTCGTGCCGGTGCTGGTCGGAACCGGCGGAGCCACGCGCGGCACGAAGGCCGTCATCGTGGCCGACGGGTTCACGAACGCGCCGGCGCACAACTCGGATGGCACGGGGAACCAGGCTGTCTACGGGATCTTCATGCAGACCGGCGCCGCCGGCGACCTAGTCGGGATGATCCCGGCCCCGAGCAACCGCGGCAGCTGATCGCCGCTGAACCCAACGACCCTCCCTTTCAAAGGAAGAAGAGACCATGCAATTCCAAGCGATGACCTGGGAGCAGATCCAGGCCAGCCGGCAGTCGGAGAAGCAGCGAGCGTTCGCGAAGTTTCGCGCCGAATTCGATGAGAAGCTGCACAGCGACGACCCCAAGTTCGTGCAGGCACGCGCGAACTGGATTCAGCAGATCCAGAACCTCGCCCCCGGCGAGGTGCACACCGATCGTGCGCTCAGCAACTTCGCGCTGAAGTATGCGAACGAGGAGCACATCGGCGATGCGCTGATTCCCGCCATCCCCGCGGACTCGAAGTCGGACGAGTACCACAAGTTCGATGAGCGAGCGATGACGCGGGCTCCGGACCTGAAGATCCCGGATCGCGGCTACCCGAACCAAGTAGACTTCTCGATGTCGACCGACTCGTTCCTGTGTCAGGACCGAGGGCTGTCGCAGCCGGTGTCGGAGGCGACCATCATGAACGCCGATGCCGTTCTCGACCAGCTGACGGCCGTCGTGATGAGCGTGAGCGACCAGGTTTCGGTCGGCCGCGAACTCATCGCCGCGAGCGTGCTCACGACGTCCGGCAACTACAGCGGCAACACGGCGGCGGTGAGCGTGCCCTGGAACAACTCGGCATCGGATCCGGCAGCGGACGTTCTCGGTGCTCTCGGATCCATCTGGCCCGGTCAGGGGCCTGGCAGTCTGCAGGCTTTCTGCTCGTTCGACGTCTACAAGGATCTCGCCGTCCACCCAGCGATGCGCGGGCTTTTCGCGGGATCGAGTCTGGTCGACAAGTCCGGGCTCGTGACCCCGTCGATGTTGGCCAACGTGTTCAACGTGGCGAAGTTGCACGTCGGCAAGGCGTGGAAGGACACGGCGAACGAAGGGCAGACCGCGAGCTACTCGCGCATCTGGCCGGATTCTTTCGGCGTCGTCCGAGTGATGCAGAGCGGCAGCAAGTACAACGCCGCGTTCGCTGGGCGCTTCCAGTGGATCAAGCCCGAGGTGACGATCACCATCGACGCCAGAGCTGGCGTTCGTGGCGTCCGTCATGTGGCGGTGCGGTTGTCCGAGATCGAGAAGGTCATCGCGCCAAAGACTGGGTACCTGCTGACGGGCGTCCGCTGATGGGCAAGCACAGCCGCCAAGCGCAAAGGCCGGTGGAGGAACCGAAGCAGGCCGAAGCGCTCGTGGAGCAGCCGGCTCCACCGGTGGTCGATGAGGCGGTGGCTCAGTCGCCGCCTGGGTCGCCGTCCGTGGCAGCGCGGCACGACGCCGAGGCGCTCGATGCCCACGGCAAAGTGGAGTGCGAGGCCCTGCAAGGGGTCATGCACCTCGGACAGTTCTTGCCTCCAGGGTCGAAGTTCAGTCTGGAACGCCAGCTGTACCGTCGGCTCAAGAAGCTCGGGTGCGTGATCGGGCGGCGTCAGGACTGACCGATGACCATCGAGGGTGAGAAGTTTTTCACGTTCGCAGAGCTCCAGGATCGACTCTCTGCGCTCTCAACCGTGAGGGTCTTCGACGACCACCAGACGGGCAACCCGAAGGACGAGGCGATCAACCGCATCCTCGCCAAGGCGAACTCGGCGGTCCGAAGAAACGTCGCGAAGAACTACCCGAGCCAGATCGCCGACGAGATCACTCCACTCACGGTCCACCCGGACCTCAAGGAGCTGGCGCTCGACTACGCGGTCGCGGCCACCAAGGAGCGTTTCCGGGAGGTCTTCCGCACGACCAACGTGACGGAAGAGCTGGAACGAGCCGAGAAGGGGCTGCGCGACCTGGCGACTGGCAAGACACACCTTTACGGCCTCGGCAACGCGAGCAATGAGGTCGGTGTCATCCGCAGCGGCGTCACCGTGGGCGGCAGCACGACCCGCACCTTCGATTCTTTCGGTGACTTCTGATGCTGATCCCGGTTGGCTGGTGCTTCATGGGGCGCATCCCGGGGGGCACGCATGTTCGGTACGCGCCCCCCGATCCCAAGGCGCCTCGCGTCTGCATCATCACCGGTCAGCCCATCCCCGCATGCTCACCGCCACCGTCGACTTCAAGCGCTTCGACGCCTCGGTCCGAAGGACCCTGACGGCGAAGGCACGAATCCTGCGCGCGGGCGTCCTGGCGGGAGCGCGAGCGGGCGCAAATCACGCCCGGCATCACCACCCGCACAAGCGCCGCACGGGGCGACTGACTAGCCGTCAGCACCTCTACGCGGTGCTCGACCAAGCGGGCAGGAATTCGGCCAAGGCCTCGTTCGTCAACGACGCCCCGTACGCGCGCTTCGTCGAGTACCCGACGAGGCCGCACATCATCCGCCCGAAGGCGGGGCACGGCGTCATCGGTCCCCTTCGCAGGGGGCAATCACGTCGTGCGGTAACCGACATCGGGACCCATCGGGTCGCGCTCCGGTTCTTCGTCGGCGGGAAAACGGTCTTCCGCGCGAAGGTCAAGCATCCCGGCACCCCAGGCTTCCCCTTCATGCGCCCCGCCCTCCGGGTCGGCGCTGACGCTGCCGAGAAGGTTCTCAGGATCGGCATTCAGAAGATCGCGAAGGACATCTGGCGGTGACGATCGAGCACGTGGCGGGGGCGCTCGAGTTCCCCGTCCCGGGAGCGGAAGACGACGAAGCCCCTGGGGCACCGACGCTCAGCCGATTGCTCGTCGAGTTCCGGCTGGCGATCGAAACGCTCTGCGGTGAGGCGTGGTCGACCCACTACCCGGCAGAACCCGTCGTTCGAATGGTCTGGGCCAACGACCCGACGGAAGGTGACTTCCTCGCGAACGACCTCCCAGCTCTCTTCCTTTGGGGGCACGACGACCAACAGGTCGAGCAGGTCGCGGACGACATCCGGGTCACGACCGACAACTTCACGCTGATGTGGCTGCCGCACCCGGCTCCCGACATCGCGGCCAAGCTGACGAGCCAGTTCTGGCAGGCGATCAGCAAGGCCATTCGCCTCGTCTCCGGCAAGCACGGGTCGGGGCTGCACAACACCGAGACCACGTGGGGCGGCGACACGATCACGCGCCTCGGTCTTTACGATCTCGACATCGGCCGGGGTGAGCCTACCGACGTCCGAATTCAAGCCGGCGACGAGACGTGCTCGTTCACGGCCGTCATGTGGCAGGTGACGGTGAGGGAGTCGATCGGGACGCCCATCACGTCGCCCGCCCAGCCCATCTCTGCGCCAGCGATGCGAGCGACGTACACGACCGGCGGAGCCGAGCCGTTGGTCGTCGCCGAGTCCTGGCATCCCAAACCGTAAGGAGCTGGAATGTTGCGTCCACTCGAACTCCGGGTTTACCCAAACCCGTGGGGGCTACACCCGGACCATCTCGACGATGGCTCGGCAATGCCGACCACCGACCATGAAGGGCGACCCGCGGGCGCTGCGTTCTTCGAGCGGCACTACGCTGGCACGTCGATCAGCAATCGCACAGAGATCCTCGACAAGGAGCCACGCCTCCGTGGTGACGAGCGCTCTCGCAGGCAGCGAACGATCCTCGCCTACTGCGGGATCGACGCGGACGACGAGGAGCTGGCGAAGAAGCTCTCAGAGAAGCCAGCGGTCCAGTTGCCTGTCGATGACGAGTACCTCCGGGCCATCAAGAAAGGGCTCTTGATCGCTGCAGACAAGCCGACGGCCGTTGCCGCGCGGGTGAAGTTCGAGGATCCGAAGAGCCTGCTCCCGAAGCTCGAGCAGGCCTTCGAGAAGGCGAGAGATCGCGTGTGGGGCAACGGCGCGAACGCAGCGTTCAAGGAGCGCGCTCGGCACTTCCGCACGCTCAAATCAGCGCCCTCGCAGACCGAAAAGACCAAGAAGCCCGGCCCGAAGCCGGGAGCCAAGCCCGGGGCTGACCCGCTCGAGAAGGACAACGGCTGATGCCCATCGTCATCACTGGATTCACGTCCGACGACAAAGTCCCGGGGGCGGTCTCCGAGGTCAAGTACGGACAGAGCGCCTCGCGCGTCTCCGACATCCCGCGGCTCTGTGTCATCACTGGCATGCAGCTCGCGGCCGGCAGCGTGGCCGTTGGTGTCGCCAAGCAGGTCTTCTCCCTCGACGACGCGATGGACTTCTGGGGCGAAGGCTCGGAAGCGGCGTTCATGGCGGAAGCCGCACTCGAAGTGCCGGGTGTGAACCTCTGGGGCATCGGGACGGAAGAGCCCGCTGGCGGCACGGTCGCGACCGCGCACTACGTGCTCGGCGGTACGTGGAGCACCGCCGGTGTCCTCGTCCTGCACGTCGGTGGCGTCATCAAGGAGGTGGCGATCGCCTCCGACGACGACCTCGAATCAGCGGGCGACAAGGTCGTGGCGGCGATTGCCGAGATCCCGAATCTCTTCTGCGTCCCGACCCACCCAGGCGATGACGGTGATGTCATCCTGACGACACGAAACAAGGGTGCGCGCAGCAACCTCCACATCATCCACGTGGACCTGACGCGGGCACCCGCGGGACTCACGTGTTCGATCACCGGGGGCACCGCCCTCGCGAACGGCGGCAAGCCATTCACCGGCGGCGGCGGGGTCGACGATGTCGCCGACTTCACGACGACGGCGTTCCCTGGCTGGTACCAGTACATCGGGAGTGCGCACAACGACGCGACGAATGCCGCGCTCCTCGAGACGTACCTGAACGACAAGGCGGCGCCGTTCGAACAGCGTCCCGAGTTCGCCGTCCTTGCGCACAACGTCTACGCGACCGGCCTCTCCGTCGCGCAAACCACTCTGAACGACCCGTTCTGCGAGATGATGATGTTCGAGGGGTCGCGGGCGCACCCATCGCGAATCGCTGCCGTCTTCGCGGCCCTTCGGAGCGTCACGGAGGCGCAGGATCGAACGGTCCTCGGCAACCCGAATGCGCGCTACAAGGACACGAAGCTACCGGGGATCCTCGGCTACTTCTCGACCGCCGACAAGCCGACCCGGGCGGAGCTGAAGGTCATGCTGAACAGCGGCCTCACTCCGATTTCAGACAAGAATGGCGAAGCGGTCGTGGTGCGGGCGATCACGACCAGGTGTCTGAATGGTTCGACCCCCGACTACCGGGTGCTCGACGTGGGGCAAGCGGTCACGCCGCAGCGGGTCCGTGAACACTTCGACCTGAAGTGGGAGACCATCCACTCGGTAGCAAACGAGTACGTCGGCCCCGACAAGCCCGGCGGCGAACAAGCGCCCGAGGGCATGAGTACGCCCAAGACGTGGGGCGCAGAGATCTTGATCGACCTCCGTGAGTTCGAGCGGGCGAACCTGATCACCGACGTCGACAACAACCTTCCGACCGTCGAGTACTCGGCGGCAAAGCGCTTGATGAGCGACATCCCCGTCTCGGTCGCGCCACTGAACTACCAAACCGGCACCCTGATTCGCCAGGTCGGCTGAGGAGCGTCTGATGGCAACAGTACGAAGCGCAGCGCTCTACAAGAAGGGTCGCAAGATCGGAATCGCCACGTCCAAGGGCATGGACGTGAACTCGAACGACGAGCTGGTCGCAACCGACGACGGCAACGTGGTCGTGTACGGCGTGCAGACCACCAGCTTCAATGTCGAGATGATCGAGGTGGTCGGCGGCACGACTCTGGTCGACATCCTGACGATCCTCCAGAACAAGGAGGAGATCGACATGCACTTCGGCGTCGTGGGCTCGAAGATCTGCGCGTCGAAGGTCAAGTGCGACACGGTCAGCATGAGCTCGGACACGAACCGTCTGACGGGCACGGCGACGTTCAACTCGATCAGCGGCAAGGTGGATCTCTCGGGCTGACATGCCGAAGTTTTCTGCGCTCGACATCGAGCAACCGCCAATCCGGAAAGTCCCATTCCGGCTCGCCAACTCCGGCGAGGAGATCGAGGTCGGCGTGCAGGTCCTCCCGGCGGGCTCCCGGCTCCAAGCCATCGAGCGCGCCAGAGAGCGCTGCAAGCAACAGGCCGTCGAGAAGTGGGACGAGCGGGATCCGACGTGCAGTCTCGAGTACTACATCGAGATCGTAGCTCTCGCGACCGTCACTGGTGAGAGCACGAGGGAGGCGCCCGAACGGTTTTTCGACAGCGCCGATCAGGTTCGCGAGGATCGTCGGATCGGGCAGGAGAACATCACGTACCTGTACGAGGTGTTCGAGCAGCACGAGTCCGAGTACTCGGTGCGCCCGACGAAGATGTCGGATGCCCAGGCGATGGCGCTGTGTCTCCAGCTTGCCTCTGAAGGCGAAGACCAGGAGTCCACCGACCGTTTTTTAGAGCGTTCGGGACCCGCCATGCTCAAGAGCTTGGTGCGTTTTATGGTCGGCCAGTTTGCCAGCTTACTGCTGGCCAAATCGCCATCGGGCTCGGAAGAATCCTTCTCACCCAAGACCTTGGCGACGTCGACCTGACGAAGCTGCGCCAGGTCCTGGCCGCGGAGCAGAATGCCGGCACTGAGTAAGCTCGAGCGGACGTTCCCTGCCCCGAGAACGGCGACGCTCGGACCAGAGCAGTTCGCGGCGACGTGGCCTGCGCGCCCCAAGGACGAAGTACTGGTCGGGCTCCGGCTACCCTCACCGAACGACAAGATCTTCGTCCAGGTAGAAGCCGCGAAGCGAGCGAAGGCTCTCGGCGGTGAAGACGAACGGCTCCGCACCGAGATCGAGCGCGATGCACGGGTCCGCCTGCTGGTGGCCCGCTGCCTTTGCGATCCGAACGACGCGGATGCAGCGAGTTCGGCCTTGCCGTTCGCCGAAGACTCGGTCTTCGATGCGCTCACCGATGCGGCTGCGAGGTTCCTCTTCGACCGGATTCTGGACCTCCAGGTCGAGACGGCCCAAGGGGAAGACGGATCGATCGAGGACGTGGCGAAGCTCATGGAGCTCCTGGCCGCCGGCGCGCTCGAAACGCTCTCCGAGGCGCGTTACCAAACGGTCCTCCGCTACCTTTCTTTCTCGCTCAGCGTGATCGAGGACGAGCTCAGTGAAGCCCAGGCATCGGGCGACCGCTGAGGTCTGTTTCCAGTTCGAACGACGCGATCAGTTGATCC